CTGCCCTTGTCCAGGCGATGAGCCTCGTTATCTCGTCATCGAGTGCTGTGGTCGTTATCCTGTCGGCCTTTTTGATTATGTCAAGTAATGCCATGGTCCTTCTCCTTTATATCCGGGAAGCCCTAAAGCCTCCCGGATGTGTTTTTTTTATTCTCCCGCCGTAACGGTTACGGTGTAAGTTGTGGTTCCTCCGTCTCCGGTTACCTCAACGACCACCTCGTTCTCGCCTTCGTCCCAGGTTACGGTGTCACCGCTCTCGATCTCGGTGTCGTTTGCGGTGATCTCCACTGTGGCGTCAGCGCTTTCGGCTGTTGCTGTCACCTTGTTTGATGCGTTCGGTGTTGTAACCGTGTATTCGGTCACGTCCGGATCAAACTCAGGCGTCAAGGTAAGCGCGCCTATTGTCAGCCCCTTTAGGCGCTTGCTTATGGGGTTACATCAAGCTTTGCGAATGCCTTCGGTGCCTTAAGCTTGCACTCAAATCTTGCATAACCGCTATATATAAGGACGTGCTTCTTGATGTCCCTGTCGCTCTCGACCATGATGCCCTGAATCATGTTGCCGGTGACCTTTGTAGGATCGCCGATCCAGACGATGTCGTCTGTTATTCCATCCTCTTTCCTTACAGGAAAGCCCATTAGGGTTCCACGGATGCCTTCGTTTGCAGTCTGCTGGAAGATGGGGCGGCCTGTGGTGTCTACCATGCCCACAATGTACTTGTAGATGGTAGTCTGTGAAGCGTATATCTTAATGTTCTTTGCGTTTTTAAGAACGGATAATGCATTGGTCAGGTCTGTCCATGTTATCTTGCCGGAAGTAGCGACATCAAGGTCGTTTCCTGTACTGTAGTAGTCAGTTCCGATCTGGCTGATGACGTCTGCAGCAAGTGCTGCGCCCATTCTCTCTGCGAGCTCGTTTGTTAAATACTGTTCGAAAGCATCAATGCTCATAATGCCAAGGGCATATGAAATTTCAATCGTCTTCGAAAAGTCTTTACCAGAAAGAGTAACCTTTGCGAATACGTTCTTTTCATCGTCGCTGGGTGCTGCGCCTTCTGCGACTGTCCCTGCGTCTCCGGCTGCGATTTCTGTATGAATGGGGATCTCTATTGCAACGCCTGTGTCACGGAGCATGTCGATGTCTTCAACGATCGAGTGCTCTTCCTCGATCAAGCTGAAAATCCTGTCGAGCATTCTCTTGGGCACTACGTTTCCGCCGGTCTGTCCGCTTGTGGTGCCTGTAGTATGCACGAATGCGGTTCTTGCCTCTTCCTCTGCGGTGAGGGGCATGTAAAGCATATGCTTAAGCCATGCGGTGCGGTATTCCTCGGAATCGTAAGCATACATTGTTCTTGTATTCTCCGGAACGGGTGAAGGCGCGAAAACTGCGGCAGGTGTTGCCTGGCCGTTGTTAAGAAGCTGCGCGTTCATGCTTCTGGTCTGCATTGCCTCGATTGCCATCTTTCTTGCCTCAAGTGATGTAATCTCGTTTTTAAAAGCTGTGATCTGCTCGTCTGTTAAGTTGCCAGCATCAAGTGCTGATCTGATTTCTCCAAGTCTTGCTAAAATCTGCTCAAGTGTCATTTTGTGGTCTCCTTTTCAAGTATTTTATTGATTTTGTTTTTTAACTCGTCGACGGTCTTGGCTCTCTCAGCCTTAAGAAGTCGCTCCGCTTCAAGCTTGGCGATTGCTCCATCCTTCAAGCTGCGGGCTGATATCTCCGTCCCGTCGTTTGCCGGAAGTGAAACAGCGGAAACGTCATAGAGCTTGTTGATGCTCTTGATCGTTCTCGTGTAGATGGTCTTGCCATCCTTTTCCTCTTCCTTTATCTCGTCGGCTTCTACATGAAAGCCGAAAGACATCTTGCTGGTATAGCCGCCCTTGATCTCCTCGTAAAGGTTGCGGCCGATCTTTGTCCCGCCTAAATAGGCATTTACCTGCAGGCCGTGTCCGTCCGGTGTAAGCTGCAGGGTGTCATTTGAAGTTCTCGCAAATACGCGGCCTTCATGGTCGTACTGGAATATAACATCGCGCATGTCGCATCCGTCGAAAGCGTGGGCGTCCACGATCTCATCGATCCTGAAGTCCGGGGTATCCCAGAGCGTGTATGCTGTGTCAAATGTGGTTGCATATCCTCTTACGTTGTAAGAATCGGGCTCGCCGATGTTAAGCTCCATCTTGCGGTATTCTCTGCCCTTGCTTATCTTTTCCATAATGTCCATTTAATCTTTCTCCTCCTCGTCTGATTTCTCCCCGGTCGGCATCGTGTCAAGCCTCCGGATGAACTTGTCGCCGCCGTCGTATGGTGCGAGGTTGAATACCTGGCGTAGCTCGTTCGGTGTCAGGATACCTCGGTCGACAAGCTGGATCATGTTAAGCTTTGTCTTGTTGCTCGCGTATCCGATGCGGTTCGATTCGTAAATTATATAATTCTTAAGCGCCAGCTCACGTTCTGTAAATACTTTCCTTGTAAGTTCCGTCCCAAGTGCTACAAGGAACGGCTCAATCCTTGCCTCATAAAAGGCTTCCATCTCGTCCTCGTTGTACGAGCTCATCAGGATCTTGTCGTTGACTCCAAAGTACCGGAATACATCGTCCCGGTATTCCTTTACAAGTGCGGAGTCTGCAACGATGGGCTCCATCTTTATCGGGATGAACTCCTGGGAAGCGTCAAGCGATGCAATTCCGGCGTTGTTGCTCAGGTTCATGTAGTCTTCTATAAATTCTTTTTGCTGTTGCTTGATGTCCTCGCGCTTCAGCATGGCCTTGGTGCTCTTAAGTATTCCGCGAAGGTTTGCGGTGCTCTTGACTGCATTTGCGACGCCCTGGTCTGCGGTGTTTATGATGTCCAACTTCTCGAGTATCGCGCCGTTATCGTCACCCCAGATGTCGCTTGTATAATAATCCTTCCTCATGACCGCCAGGTCTGCCCATGGCAGCACAAGCTCTCGCTCGCTATTTCCGGAAAAATAAAATTTTATATATATCTCCCCTTCGTACTCCAAAGCTTCGAAGCTTGCATACGGTACCGGATAGAATCCCAGTACCCTTCCTGTAAGAAAATCGCGGCTTATATATATAAATGCTGTGTTTTTCACTTCAAGCCAGTTCCTGATCTTCGATAAAAAATCTTTTCCGCTCATGTACACGTTCGGTTTTGTGTTAAGCAGCTGGGCAATCTCCGGCTTGGTTGACACTGCGTTCGCCTTCGATGTGTGCTCGCTTAAAGCTCGGATACAAGAACGCACCAGGTCGCTGCGCCAGATATTTGTCCCAAAGGGTGAAAATATCGCGGTATATGCGCCCAGTTCCTTCCATTGTGCTTGCTTTAATGATTTAAGTGGTCTGAAAAAATCTAAAAAGCCCATGTCTGCTCCTTTATTATCTTACATACGGCATATACTCGTCGTAGTGCTTTAAATAAGCCACCCACGCGTTAAGCAGGGACACCGTTCCGTCGATTCTCCGGCCCGTCTGGATCTTGACCGGCTGTATGGTCTCCAGGCTGTCCGTGTTGGTTCTTTTGACGCCGGTGTTCATCAAGCACCAGCGAAGTATGGGGTTATTGTTATAATTGACTTTGTGCTGCTCGAATGCTGCGCCCATCTCTTTCATGGGCTGGCTCCAGGTGTATGGTCCCTGCGCGCATTTCTCCATCTCGAAGCCGTAAGCTTCCATCTCCGGCACCCAGTATCCTGAAAGCGCCCGGTCGTAGCTATTCCAAAGCGGCCGGATGTCGTATTCCTCGACCATCCGTATAAACCACTTTGTTACTTCGCTATAATCGACCTGCGCTCCTTTGCAAATGGTCAGCCAGCCTTGCTCCGCCCAGAGCTTGTATGGTGCCTCTTTGCTGGATGTCTTCTCTAAAAAGTCAATTTTGCTCTGCGGTATAAAATACATTTGCAGGACGTAGATGGTTTCGTCGTTCGGCTTTCTAAGCATCAAGGTTGCGCATGTCAGGTCGGCTACGGCGGAAAGATCGCACCCACCGATTGCGTAGCTTCCGGAGACTTCCTCCATGGTGTATGTCGCCTCGTTGACTGCCTGGTCGTAGCTGAGCCAGGATGCGAACTCGGACTCCGGCAGGTTAAAGTCTTTAGTCATGAGCGTCGGCAAGAAGGAAGGATCCTTTTTTGCCTTTTCTACATTCTGAGATAGCGTCTCAAGCTTCTTTATTTTCCCGAGCCCCGGGTTCGCCTCCGGCCAGTGTGCTGGATCCTGCCATGTGCTCCTGTCGTTAAGCTCGTATATTAAGACCAGGACCGTGTAGTCCTCGAATCCCGGCTCCCATGTGGCTACGCTTGACCAGTAAGCATATTTTGAATCGAAGAAGCCCTCCCGGACGAATCCGTTCGTTGCTATAAGCCAGGCGAGCGGCTGGTCTCGCATGCTCTGTCCCTGCAGCATTACGTCGTATAATGCGGAAGTCTTCATCGCGTGGAACTCGTCAAGGCTGAAAAATGAGGGGTTAAGTCCGTCCATGGTGCTCGTGTCGGAAGCCAGGCACTTTATAAAGCCCATGTTCATCTGGCAATATATGTCGCTCTGTCGCTTCTTGGTGATCGCTTTAAGCTCCGGGCTCTGCAGCCTCATGTTTACGCATTCGGAATAGATCAAGTTTGCCTGGTCTTTTTTGTTTGCTGTGCAGTAAACCTCCGGGCCGTTCTCCCTGTCGTTTAAAAATACATCCCACTCGACTGCTGCTGTCTCTGTCGACTTCCCGCATTTACGTCCCCGGATGTCTACTACTTCTTTAAACCTCCGGAGCTTGTTGTCCTTGCGTCTCCATCCGAATACAAGCTGCAGCTTTGCCTTCTGGAATAGTTCAAGCTTGACCGGTTTCCTGGCGAATCTGCCCTTGCTGTGCTTGCAGAATCGCTCTATAAATTCAATATGTCGGAGGCCTTCCTTTTCGTCAAAGTAGAACGGAAAATCTGCAGGCGGGTTGTCCATCCATCCCACTTCTCGTTCGTATACAGCCCGGACTTTATTGCTTACTATCTCCGCGCCGGACTGTATGGCCTCCAGGTATTCCTTGGGATAGTTTGGTAGCTTTTTACTCCTCGCCACGTAAAAATGCCAGGATGTCCGAGCCTGCGTCGGATTCGCTGTCGTTCCTTAGTGTGGTGACGATCTTCATTAAGGTCGTGACCGTCTGGTTTGCTGCGGTCGCTGTCTTGTTGTATTCCCCGATTGCCGGGTGTGTGTATATGTTCTCGCGCCCTTTGACGTATTCCTTGGTCACCAGTGCTCCGTCTTCCTTGATCTTCTTCTCGAGTGATGTCAGGATGTTGATCTGCACCTGGTATCTCTTGAAAGTCGTCAAGAAAAAGAAGTTTTGTTCGACTCCGTACTCTTCCGCGATCCGCAGGATCTCGTCCGCTTGCTCCTGAAGCGTCAGGCGTTTCTTTGCTGCTGGTTTCTTCTTAGTTGTTGCCATCAAGCTTCACCGCCTTCCTTCCCGTGTGCTCCTCCCAGCGTTTTATAATAACATCCGCATATCGCTCATCGTATTCCATCATACGGCACTTGCGGTGCTTATTCTCGCAAGCGATCAAAGTCGTTCCGGAACCTCCGAAAAGGTCCAGAACTATGTCGCCCTCTTTTGAGCTGTTTTCAATCTGGCGCTCAATCAGCGCCACGGGTTTCATTGTCGGGTGAAGGTCGCTTCTTGCTGGCTTCGCCTCGTGAATAACTGTTGTTATGGTTTTATTCTCGTTGTAAAACCTGCGGAGGATGGTCTTGACTTCGTCCTCGGTCATGGCGTCTATATCAAGCGGCTTTTCAAATACTGTTGACTTTGTTCTCTCGTCGATGAAATAGTGCGCCGCTCCTTCCTTCCATCCGTACATGCAGGGCTCGTGTCTCCACTGGTAGTCCTGGCGACCTAAAACAAAATTGTTTTTTACCCAGACCAGGTGCTCTCTTATTGTCAGCCCGGCGTTTTCTGCTCCGGCCAGGAAGTTGTGCAGCTCTGTCGCTGCATGCCATATATAAAAAGCTGCTCCCGGCTTTAAGGCTTCCTTTAGGTTTGTAAAGGCCTTTGTTAAGAACTCCAGGAAATCTTTTCCGGACATGACGTCGTTTTCAATTCCGGTCAGCTTGTCTTCAATAACTCTTTTACAAGGTCTGGCGACTAAAAGCGCCTCTTCCTTCTCTGCATAATTAACATTGTAGGGTGGATCCGTGATGCAAAGGTCCGCCTGTATGCCCCCCATAAGCATCTTAACAGCCCCCCCCCTCTGTGGAATCGCCCACCATGAGGATGTGGTCCCCTAACTGGTAGCGCTCGCCCTTCTTGCTTGTCGGCTCGAGTGGTGTCTGCTCTTCTGCGAAGTTGATCTCATCGTCTTCTCCTGAAAAGTCTATATCGTCGCAGTTTATGTCGTCTATGGTGAAGCCCGCCAGGGTGATGTCGAATCCTTCGTCTTTTAAGCCTTGCAGCTCTGTCCTTAAGATCTCCTCATCCCATCCGGCTTCTTCCGCCAGTTTGTTGTCCGCCAGGATGTATGCCCTGATCTGCGTCTCGGTCAAGTCCTCAACTCTTAAACAGGGGACCTCTTTGTATCCCAGCTTCTTGGCCGCCAGCACTCTTCCGTGTCCGGCGATGATCATGTTCTTGCTGTCAATAAGCACCGGATTGAGGAAGCCGAACTCCCGGATGCTGTTGGCGATCTTCTCGACCTGTGCCTCCGAGTGTGTCCTGGCGTTTCGCTCATACGGTGTCAACGCTTCAATGGCTATCTGCCCGTACTTTTGCATTTGTTCTGTTTGCTCCTTCCTTCTCGCCCGTTCTTCGTCTTACTTTCCAAAAAATACATGTAAGTTTCGGTTAGTTCGACGAGGG